GCTATTTTCATTCAAAAGTTCGACGAAAGTAGAACTTTCCTATAAAGTAAAAAAAAGAGCCTTACGGCTCTAATTCGCTTTTCATATCGTTATACTGCCCGATAACTTCATCTACAATTGCTGTATCCTCCGTTAGTTTATCGTCCGAAAATTCCCTGTCATTTTTCAACAGTTGAATATCCGTTGCCTGTCTGGCTACGATTTTTCCAAGGCGGTATATGATTTCATCCTGTTTTTCAACCATATCCATATAAAGTTCGAGCAGTTCTAACATATTGTCTTCATCCATTTTCTGTATCAGCCTCCTTCGGATTGTGCGTAAGAACAAAATCCTCAAATATTTTCTTTTCCAAAGCCCTGCAGTCGCAATGGTCCATCAAGGCCTTATAACTCATAAGAGTGGAGCGGGCTCTATCAAGGTCTATCTCATAATCACGATAAAGCTCCTGTATTGTTTTCAAATGCCTTTTCATTCTAAGGCTTGTACTTTTTCTCAATCGAACATCAAAAGGGCGAATAGTATAACCAACAAACTCCATGCCATGCGAGACAGGTCGAATTGCTGTTTTATTATTTAATCGAAGTTTCAGAACATCGCCTAAAAAATCAGAAAACATATTCTTGTACCTGTGTAGCAGCTCCTTGTCCGTCGATAGAATAATCACATCATCCATATAACGAATATAATACTGTATGCCCTCTTTTCTCTTTGCCATTTGGTCCATAGGGTTTAAATACATATTGCCATACATGTGTGACAATCCGCCACCTATGGCAATCCCTACATCCCACAGCATTTCTTTATCCGATATTTCCAGTGGTGACTTTACTCCAAGCGGAAGTCCAAATGCTCTGGAAGCATGGCACACATAATGTTCAAGGAATCTAACCGCTTCCTTGTCCCCTATCTTTTTCCGGATTATGCTCATAAGCACCTCATGATCCATTCGATAGAAGAATTTCTCCACATCCATTTTCAGATAGTACCAACGTTCACCGCTTTTCTCTACAAAATCAACCCACCCTGCTAATCTCTGCATAGATTTAAGTTGTCCTCTATCTTCTATGCAGGAATAGGTATCACTAATCATCCCTTTACAAACTATAGGATTGAGTACATTGTATGCTGCCCTTTGAATTACCTTTGTTGTGTAATCAGAAAATATTACTTTTCGCAATTTTGGCTCATACACATAAAAATGATGGTATATGTCTGGCGGATAATTATGGCATTTAAGTTTTTCGGATATCGAATGTATATTGTCTTCCAGGTTCCCCCAGAATGCAAGCTGCTCATTTTCATATCTTTTTCCTGCTCGGGCATCTTTCTCAGCCTGTAGCAAATTATCAAAAGATACGATTTGAGCATACACATTTTTAATGGACATATTATCTCCTTTCAGAGCATTGCGGGATTCGCTTATACTACTACCGGCATTCATGCCCATTACATTTTTTTGCGAGAGCAAAGGAGACGGAATCCTTTACACCTCTGTACTGACTGCACACCCATTAGGTCTGCAGCATCTGACTTGAAGGCAGAGCGGAGCGGAAACCGATGTTCCAGTTCGCATTGGAGCGGGGATTGTTGAGGTTCAAGTTGAAGACACCAGCGTTGGCACCATTGTTCCAGTTGCCCCCGCAAATCGGCAAACGCAGTATTCCGTACCCTACTTGCTTACACTCTTTATCCAGCCTCCTACCATTCTGCCAATTTCAACTACCAGACCGGACCATTGTTCATATTTTTTCGGAGGTAAAAAACCTAAGTTATATGACAATCGGACATATGCCTTTAACTTTTCCACTTCTACATCTAATTCCTGTAGTGTAGTTTTCTTATAATACTTTTTGTTGGCCTCGATAATCCTCTCCAACATAACATCCATGCACCTCTTTATATCCACAACAAGGGCGAATTTCTCGCCCTTTGGATATTGTGCCAATGCAGGATAAGCATAGTTCATCATATCGAAGGTCTTTTGTAATATCTTTAATTCCTCCATAAAGTCCCTCTATACCATATTTTTTTCCATTCTACCACACATAGTTCTGCTTCGGATTTATTTGTTATTTTATATCGTATTTCGTTATTGCAAGGTAAAAAATAAAATAAGAGGCTGCTATCGCAGCCTCAGTCAGATTACAGTGCAACAGATTACAGATCAACAAAAGCGGAGCGGAAACCGACGGCCCAGTACGCACTGGAGCGGGGATTGCTGAGGGACAAGCCGAAGACACCAGCGCTGGCACCAGAGTCCCAGCGGCCCCCGCAAACCGGCAAACGCTCGCCAACAGGGTTGAACCAATGATAATCACCTGCGTAATCTCCGTTTGGTTCGTCTGGGTAGAGCAATAACATCTTTGCAATTTCTGGAGCAGTAAGCCCGCTTGCAAGTGTCATATCTTTATACTGTCCACCGACACCGCTATCAGTCTTATATGTAATCGCACCAGAAGTAAGCTGAATTTTACCAGATACCCAATCCCACTTTAATGTTCCGGCTGTTCCAGGTTCTACAAGCGAGCCATCCGCCTTAATTGCTTTCCAGAGAGTAGAGGATGCCGACATATCACATTTGCTACCCATCGCTGCATTATTGTATGGAATGATCTGGATTTCTCCATCAACAAGACGCATGCCTGCATTCCACTCCCATACATTTCCGTTTAAGTCACAAATGCCATCTCCGTGATGGTTATGGTTCCATGTTACAGGTCCAGAACCCGTGAAACATCTTCCAGTTTTTCCGCTATCCTTCGAAGATTCCTCGCCGTGTTCATGTGTATAAGCCGAATCTTTTCCGTAATTATTGTTTCCATGCGGCATAGTGCCATTCTTGCGGCACCAGAGAGCAATATAAGCCCACTCTGCCATTGTTGCAAGGTGGAAGCCCGCTCCTTTATTTTCGCAAGCCTTTCTTGCAGCATCCCAATTTATGGAATTTGCAGGATCTCTGTGTCCAAGAGAATATGCCCTTTCATTTACAATAATATTCTGATACTTAGAATAATAAAAAGCGGTCTTCTCGACACTGTCCACATTAAACGCATAATGAACATTATCGCTAAGGCCGCTTACAAGCTCTGAATTTTTTCCTTTTGGAATTCTTACATAAATTGATGGCATTCCGATGTCATCCAGTAATACCACATTTTTTCCACCTGACAGCTCGCTTACCGCAGCTGCCATCTGATCATAATTTCCCATAATAGTCCTCCTTATTCGATTGCATATAATTTGAGCGTAACATTTGCCATATTGAATGGAACAGGGGTTCTTTCCATAATTGTTTCGCTGCTGTTTTCTACCTCAGAATCATAATCTGGATTAGGAACTTCCTTTTCAATATACTGCCTTGCCGGAATCTCAATTTGTGCTGCATACTTTTCACCAAGCTGGCCAGAAGTAATCATCCCATTCTTTGCAATGCAAATGTCAACACATTCATCATTATCTCTCTCCAACTTTTCGCAATTGAGCATCAGCTCATCAGCAAATGTAATCTTATTTTTCGATACACTGTACTCAATTTTCTTTCCAACATTTACCTCTACGACTTTCATCTGTCATACCTCCTTAATTCTCTGCAGGCTTCGCCTGTCTTTTGGGCTACGCAATCCGCCATATCCCTTTGTGCTTTGGTTGCATGTTCCGGATTGATACCATAATCCCGAAGGGTTCTGTTTGTTTCAGCTTTTCTTTCGTCACTATGAATAATGATATTTGCCACTACACCGTACCTCCTCCCTGTACAAAGCAGCGAACAGTCACGCTTTTAGCACTGCCTGTAAAAGCAATCTTAAAGCCATTCACCTGCTTATCATAGACAACCACATCGCCAACATTTACAGGATTGCCTTGTACTTCTGTGATAACCCTGTAATCCAATGTGCTACGCATATTCGCAAGCGCCACAGTCTTAACAGAATTATTAAAATAGAAATCCTTTGTGTTGGTCAATGTAACTTCAAGTTCCTCACCATCAACAGACTCTACGCTTTGCTGAGTATGATTTACATTCTCTAACAAAAGAGCCAACATAAGTGAGTTGTTATGAATGCCCTGCTCCATGTGATTGAAGTGTTCGGCATCCATTGGAGTTCCCTCCTGGATAATCTCGTCCGAATTTTTGTCCTTTACTTCGTCAAGCCACTGTTCTGGTGTGTATGAGCCAGTTCTGTTGCCTTCCAAATATTCTGGTAATACATTCATCCCTATTCATCTCCTTTCTCGTAAATTGGAAATTCAAATTTAGCTAACACACCCTGATTTGCCGTCCTTTTAACGGCAACTTCCAGTCCTCCACAAATGCGACCGGTAATGTCCCAAAGGCGAATTCCGGTAATTGTGTGGGCTGTCTTGGGAGTGGTGAGCAAACTTACAATAAAAACAATCTTGTTGCCTGTGATTTTCTTACTATTGATTTTGGCATCATACCAATTTCCATTTACTTGGTACTGGAATTTATGAATAGAGCTCATCCATTCCTGCCGTCTTCTGTCGAGAAAATCTTTTTCCCAGAATCCCATCTTGCTACCTCCTATTCTTTATTTCCACAGCTTCTGGTTCCACATCGTCTGATGGTAGCCGAAGCAATGAATACATTTACATCTGCCTCTGTTTCTGATGATGAAACAGCAAGCGTTTTATATGCTTTACCAGCTTTGTGCTCTGGCGAGGCATATATCTCGGTTGATGTTCCAAGCATTATATTTTCCTCAGCTTGTATGCCGCTCTGAACATCCACGGATAAAGAATCAGCCAGCACTCCACCGCCAGATGTTTGACGGCCAGAAGCTGGCATGTTGTATTTCTGTAAATATGTGCTTCCATCGATAAGAATATCTTTCGGAATTATCATTCCCTTCTTTGCCTTATTTGGCTTCAATCCTGCCACACTTTGTCCAGACTGCAGAAAGTCTACGATTTGTAGGTTGCTGTCAATCTCAATTTCTATATCCTTTTTAAGCAATTGTCCAAGTGTCGCATTATATGCAGTTCCGCCTATCCGAATTGTACCTGTTTTGCTTGATTCAAAAGCTGCTATCAAAGCATTCACATCCTGTTCACAGCGAACTTCAATAATAGTTCCAAGTGTTGCTCTCTTTGGGTGTGTGCCGCAAACAATAGTGTTGCATCTCGGTACGTCATAGGATGATATCCAAAAATTAAAGGCTACCTCAACGATAGCCTTGATATAATACTCAAATTCAATTCTGACACCTGCCGGCTTTACCATCGGAACTTCACCCAATGTTACAACTTTTCCGCCTGGTGTAAGAAATGGCATTGTGAGGATAATCACAGCAGGAAGTGCTGGATCTTCTCTGTAATAAATCGGAGATACATCCCATAATAATGCCAATCCATCCATAAGGTCATGGTAGGTACATTCATTTGTATTAACCAGCATCTGATACTTTAAGAACTGGCGGTACCTCTCATCGCTAATAACAGGATCCTCAACATCAATACCTGCAAGAACACCAGCTTCTTTTCGTGTAAGTGTCACAATATCTCCGACCATATCCAAATTCATACCAACAGCACTATCTAAATCTGTCTCTGTATCAAGCTGTTCGAATACCTTATATAAGTCCTCTAATTGCTTTGCGAACACCGAAATAAGGGCTTCTATGTATTTCTTTCCTTGAAACTGTTGCGGTAAATCATCCAACCATTTATCAAGAATGTCCACTATACACCACCTCAATTCTCGTATCTGCAACCACAATCTTCTGTCTGCTTTCAACATTTATATTTACCTTTGTGTATTCATCGCTGGTCGGAATACGCTCTTTGTCTTTTGTGGCAGCACATTTAATATCTACATAAGTTACACCGCCCACTGCCGAATAAATCCCATCATTGAATGTCTGTGACAACATATTGTCACCTGCCTGTAATTTGGAAGCATCTTTGACAATTGAATTTATCGCCAAGTTTGCATAATTTGTAGGAAGATATGCTTTGTCTGCA